ACTATGGAAGTAGATGATGGCACAACACGACATCAACAAACTGGAAGTTTTGATTTTAGAACATCTGGTCAAACGTGGCATAGAGTTATTTGTGTTTTTGATGGAGTTAATTGCAATATGACAATGTATGTAAATGGAATTGAAACATTAAATACAAACACATCTCAATGGACTGGAGATATAAGTCCAAGCCATGTAACAACTATAGGTGCTCATAGTACAGCTAGTACTTATCCATTTAATGGTATGATGGCTGATTTTCAAGTATGGAATGAATTATGGACACAATCTGATGCAACTTATGACTACCTTAATCCTGAATCTTTAGCATTAAATAATGGTGGTACTTCACTTACAGAGTCTAATCTAAAACTCTGGTATCCTATGCAAGATGGACATAGAGGTCAACAATCTTATATACTTGATGGAGCTAATACAGGTCCAATTGAAGAAGTTTTAGGTGACCCTAATTTCACAACTACAGGAACTCAAGCTTCAGGTGTTCAGGGGACATATTGGTGGACTGGAGTTACTGGAGCTACAAGTAGTGGTTGGACAATAATTGATGGAAAGGCTGTTCAAAGTGGTAATCCAGACGATACTGATACTGATAATTGGTTACGTGCTGGAACTATGAATTTTGATGCTACAGGTATTTATAAAATAGTTATAGATGTTTCTTCAGATACAAGTGGTGCTATATATAGTTTTGGAAATCAGTCAGCAACTCTTCAGTCTAATGTAGAAGCAGGAGTTACTACATACTATTATAATGGAGATGGTTCATCTAGAAGATTTCATCTAAATACAGAAACTGGCGTAGAATTAACAGTTAATAGTATTTCTATCAAAAAAGTAAACGACAAACATCATGCAACTACCGTGTTTCTTGATGACAATAATTTAGTTTCTAATGGAACTTTTGATAGTAATACAACTGGATGGTCAGCAGGCAATAGTGCTACATTAAGTAAAGCTGCTGGAGGTAATTCTGGAGATTGTTTAAAAGTTTTAGAAAATGGGACTGGAAATCCAAATGCACTTGCAACTATTTCAAATACTGTTGTAGGCAGAACATATAGACTCGAATTTTATCATCACGATAACGATAGCACTGCAAACACTCCAAAATATCAAGTAAGCAATGCATCCACTGGAGATGATATAATTGCAATAAGAAATGTAGCTAGTATGACAAATGCTACTACTACATGGATAAAAGAAACATCTTCTGATTTTGTTGCAACTCATACTAGTTTATATTTAAGATTATACAATACAGCTTCAAGTAGCAGTGGAGAGGCTTATTATTTTGACGATGTATCAATTAAAGAAGTAGGTGTAGCCTCAGGTTGGACAGATGCAGATCAACAACTAGATATACCCCAAACAGCTCTGCAATCTTATAATCAGTTAGCTTGGTTTGGGGGTAACAATGAAGAAAATGGTACTTTAGATAGTGTAATAAATACTGGGTCAACTGATTGGTCGTTATCTTTTTGGTTATATCATGATGATGCAGGTTCAGGGACTGTGTTTATTTTTGGACATGATGGAACAAGAAATATTGTTATAAGCGAAGCATATAATTTATTGCAATTTAGAGAAGTAACATCTGCTACATATTATACATTGTCTGCAAATAATGCTATTAAAGAGGGTGAATGGAATCATATAGTTATAACAACTGATGGTGCTACAAGTATGACTGCTTACATAAATGGAGAAGCACAAACTACTAACACCTCTATGAGTTCTACAGAAATTAATGTAACTAAAATAATGCATGGTTATAATGATACAGGTGGTTACGCTGGTCGTGGATGCATGACTGAAATAGCTTATTTTGCTAACACGCAATTAACACAAGCTCAAGTGAATACATTATTTAATGATGGTAAAGCATATGACGTAGAATTAGATTCTACATTATGGTCTGCAACTACAGGATATTGGAGAAATAATGGATTAGCTGAATGGAAAGACAAAAAAGGTACTAATGATATAAATACAGAAAATGTAACCGAAACCCTATTACTCCCAGCAGGAGTAGATGCTTCTAGAGATACTCAAGGTTTTATAATGAATAGGCAAAAGGATACTAATGCACTTAATTTATATGATGTAGGTAATGTAAGTGGAGATATAGATGATAATGTTTATGTTAAATTAAACAATAATCCTTTAGTGGATACTACTATATCTACTGATAATCAACCATTTAGTGTTTCCTTATGGGTTAAACCTCATAGAGGATATTCCTCATCACAACATGGAATATTTTGGTTAGGGGATAGTGCTACAAGTATGTTTTGCATTGGATTGGATGGTACTGGAACAACTTTGCATTTAAATGTTTCATATGATGCAAATAATATATCTAGGCCTTCAATAAATTCAGTTCTTCCAACAGATGAATGGACAAATATTATAGTTTGTTGTAATAGTGGAAAACATACAGGTAGTAATGACCAAGCTACAGTTTTAACTGATAGTAATGCATCTTTTGATGTAGATGAATTAATAAATGGATGGCTTCATAATAATTCAAAAACCCAATTTGGTACTATTACAGATAATGATGCTACAACTATTACTTGTGCTGCTGGTGGATTTGACCATGATACTAATAATAATTATAATATCGTGAAAATTTATATAAATGGTGTTGCAGATATTCCTGACACACATGCAGATACAGGCTCAGCATCTGGTGTAGATAATAATAATACATATTTTGTAGGCATAAATGAAAAAGCTCAAAGGCAATATGTAGGTGAAGTTGATGATATTTTAGTATATGATAATAAATGGCTTACACAGAAAGAAGTAACAAGAATTTATAAAGCAGGTAAAAGGAGTCACAGATAATGGCACATTATGAAATGTATTTTTGTATACCTAGCAGTGCATATGATAGTGCTGTAGGGCCTAAAATTAAAGCACTATATCCAATAGTAGAGTCAGTAGCAGAAGATGGAACTATAACCTACAAATCATCACCTACATGGGATGATATTATATGGGCAGGTAAATTAGGTGCACCAAGATATTCACATGATAAATCGTATTGTATTGTTAAAGGTGAATGGTCAATGAAAAATGGTGTACTTTCAGAGTTAGTAGCATTAGGATCAGGTGTTGCATATCCAAACTTTAGTGTACTAACTAAGTCTGAGGCACAAGAATTGTCTAAAAGTTCAACATTTACAGGTGAATAAGATGACAAGTCATTTATTAAATGCAGTTAAGTTATCTGAAGGGTTTAGAGAAAGAGTCTATAAAGACACACTAGGTATAGACACTATAGGATATGGATTTGCAATTAAAGATTTAGTATTAGATGAAGATCTTGCAGAAATAATATTAAGAAGAAAGCTAGACAAATTAATAGATAATGCAGATAAAAAATTTAAGTTTTTAAAAGATATGCCTACAGAAGTACAGGATGTTATATATGAAATGTGCTATCAGCTAGGTATAACTGGTGTTTCAAAGTTTAAAAAAACATTAGCCTATTTAGAGAATTATGAATTTAAAATGGCTAGTGCGGAAATGCTTGATTCTAGATGGGCAATACAGACACCAAATAGAGCTAAAAAACTAAGTAATATAGTTAGAAAGGCATCAATTAAAAAAGGAAGATAATGGATGGCATAGATCCTAAAAAGTTTATCTGCCCAAATTGCTATCATGTGGGTATGAGTAAGCAGGGATTTAATGAAAGAGGACAACAAAGATACCAATGTAAAAGTTGTCGAGTAAAAACAATATATCCAATAACAGATGCTGATGTAGATATAGTAAGAGAGAATGTAAGGCTTTCTAAACAGAAACAGAAAGCACAAGATAAAAATAGAATATTTAACAAGGCATTTAGAGAACATGCCAGAATTGAAAATGCCATTGAGGCATATAGTAAAGAATTAAAACAGCTTTTTGAAAAAAATAAATTACATTGCACTACCAAGAAACATAAGGTAAATGAAAAAGCCTGCGGAGTAATACAATTTAGTGATGTGCATTTGAATGAGTTGGTATCTTTAGAAAACAATAAATATGACTTTAGTATTGCATCCAAAAGAACAAAACATTTCGTAAATAAGGCTAAAACGTACTTTAAAACAGCAAATGTGAGTAATATAGTGTTTGCATTTACAGGTGACCTTATGAATAGTGATAGAAGATTGGATGAGCTATTGAATCAAGCAACGAACAGAGCTAAAGCAACTTTTTTAGGTGTAGACATATTTCAGCAGGCTATATTAGATATGGCTGAAGATTTTAATGTAACAGTTGCATCTATAGTAGGAAATGAAGGTAGAGCAAATAAAGAACTAGGATGGAGTGACATAATAGCAACTGACAATTATGATTACACTATATTTCAATGTTTAAGGTATTTATTTAAAGATACAGACATTAAATTTATACATGGGGATCCATCAGAATTAGTAGTAAATGTAGCTGGTCAAAATCTTTTAATGATGCATGGACATGGCTCATTTAGAGGTAAATTAGATACAGCAGTGAATCAAATTGCAGGTCGCTATTCTATGAAAGGTGTTAAGATTGACTATATTATCATGGGCCACATACATTCGTGCAGAATAGGGGATACCTTTGGAAGGTCATCATCTATGGTTGGGGCAAATGATTATTCAGAGAAAGCACTTAATCTCAATGGAAGGGCAAGTCAAAACTGTTATATATTCTATGACAATGGGAATAGGGATGGGATTAAAATTGACCTGCAAAACATAGTGTGTGATGGATATAATATAGATACATCACTAGAAGCATATAATGCAAAGTCGCATAGCAAGACAAGAACAAAAAAGACGATATTTGAGGTAGTAGTATAAAATGATAGATAAAAAAATATCTGTAGGTACTATAATAACACTAGCAACAATTTTAGGAACATTTATGTTTACACAGGGTGCGACTGATAACAGATTAGATGTTATAGAAAGTGATGCGGAGAATACTAGAAAAAAAGTTATGTCAAATAAAGATAAAACACAAAGTTTAGAAGTAAAGATAGCTAGAATAGAATCTAAGATAGATGAAGGTTTTAAAAATCTAGAAAGACTATTAATAGAAAATTAAATGAATGAACGAACAACAACTACAGACAATAGGAACAGATCTTATAGGAAGCTATGGCTGGCTTTTTGTCGTTGGTTTTTTGGCAGTTCTTTTCAGATCCACAATAGAAGGACTGACAGAATCATTTAAAATATTCTGGGGTAATTCTATAAATGTTGGTGACGTTATTTATATATGGATAGAAGGTAAAAAATATGCTGGAAGAATAGTTAGACTAGGTTTATTTAAATGCTCTATAATAGTATATAATGTAGGGCATACAAAGGATGGAGAACCATACATAAGCGGTGGTGAAGATCTGGAAATACAAAATAGTAAGTTAAAAGATTTTATAATGACAAGGCCAATGGAAAAAATAGATGTAAGTAATTTTAAAGCAAATGGCTATAAAAAAGATTAAAAAGGAGATAATATGTTAGAAAATATATTAGGGGCAGTAACAGAAAATTCAGGATTATTAGTAGGTGGAGGATCATCTGCAATAGTATTATGGGTATTGAAAAAAATACCTAATGAGAGTATATGTAGTGTTATAGAAACTACATTTGAAAGCATTGGAAAGGTAATGACACTAGGATTAAGCAAATGGAAGATTACAAAGGGTGTGTGGAACAAAACTATAGAACCATACTTTATAGATCTTCTAGACAATGTGTTTGGATCATTAGTTAGAGGTATGATTAAAGGTTTAAGGTCAGACAATAAATAATGAATCTAATACCTGCAATAAAGCTATTAAAAAAAGCTAAAGAAATACATGATTATGTAAAAAAACCTAATAATCTAGATTTGCAAGGTGATATGTTTTTAGTGCGACTAGAGAAATTAGAAAAAAAAGTAGATAAATTGCTTAAAAAGTCAAAAAGTAAAAAAGTTGCAAGTGAACCAAGATGGTATGAGGAAAAGTAATGCCAGAAGTACAAAAAACACCTAGATTTGCAAATACAATTAAGACTCTTAGCATAGATTCACCATTAAAGATTGATAGACAGCCGATAAAGGCAGAAAGTGACACAACAGGGCTATTGCTATCAACTGATAGAGTATATGTTGAAAATGAGCCATTATCTGAAAAAGAAGTTGCAACAAAAAAATATGTAGATAATTCGGTAGATAATTTAGTTCAAAGTGGAGCTGTGATTGGATATAGTAGAATTGCAAATGATAGCACTTCAGCACCAGATAATTCAATTTCATTAACCTCATCAATGACAGTTTTGCAAACTGCACAGGGCACAGATGTAAAAGTTACATTTACTGCACCAAGCTCTGGAAATATTGAAATTGTATTTAGTTGTAGACTATATACTAGTTCTACAACTGTTGGATTTGCATTGTCAGATAATTCTACATATAATGAAGTTCATGAAACACATACATATGATGCTGGTATATATAAAATGGATGAAACAGATATTAATTTTATTAACATAGCATGGGCGGTCACAGGATTGACATCTGGGCAATCTTATACATATTATATTGCAGGTGAAGAAACAAGTGGATCAACTTCAACAATAGCACATGGTAGATTTAGAACTGCGGAAACACATTATACACCTATATTAGTTAAAGCTATAGCATTACCAGATACAATATTCACAGGAGAGTAGATGAGTTTAGAAGATAAAACATTAAAAGGTGCATATAAAGATTTATTGCAAATGGACAATTCAAACAATGGTGTTGATACTAATTTAAGGAATGTTAAAGATGGTGAAGGAACATCATCAGCACTTTACATGTCAGATGATTCTGTAAGAGTATTTCCTGTAAATGACGATACAACTTCTGCACTATCAGTAAGAGCAAAAAATGGGACTGATGTATTTCGAGTAGATACAACTAATAATATTGTAAAAGCATCAGGAAATAATGTTAATACTCAGTATACATATTTTAGTATAGTAACCACACATTTTAGTAGTGCATTAGCAAATACACATTATGCAGTACCATTTGCAAATGGTAATAATGCAACAACAACAACATACATTGATCTTGGAACAGGAACAGATCCTGCAACAACATTTACAACATCTAGTGATGCATATAAATTAGTTCCAGTTATGTGGTATATCCCTGATAATATATCTATAGATGCAATATATTCATTAGAAGGTGCAGATGCATCTACTGGTGATACAACAAGGATGCATTTAATGAGCTATGATTTTACATCAGGGGCCACAAACTGTCTAACTAATGGCACATTACTAGCACATAATTCAGATGTAACAAATGCAGGCTATGAACAGCCTTATCTATCAACTTGGACTATTGATAGTGCAAATGTAACATCAGGAAAAGTTATTTTAGCAACATTTAGGAGTGATTCAGTAAATTCAGATTACTCATTAAGTATTAAATGCAAGTACCACATTGTTTAAAGGAGAATTAGCACATGGCATCAGAACCATCAGGTAGTTATACAACAGAAGCAACAGGCACAGGAATGTCTTTAGGCACACCATTAGGCCAAGCAAGTAAAATAGATTACAATAAACCTATTGATACAAAAACTAAAGCAATCAAATACAGTGAAGACACACCAGACTTATTATTAGATTTAAACAGCACAGCAAGTGAAACTGTATCAAGAACAGGTATGGTAAAAGCGGTAAAAGTAAGGAATGATGGTTATGTGCCAGCTACAGCATTATTCTCATATAGTGAGTATGATTCGGAAACTAATGTAGCAGGGACAAGATATGTTCAATACATGTTAAATCCATCAGAAGAAATAATTTTGCCAACAACAAGAGCTATTATTTCAGATTTGTTAAATGAATGGGATGGAACAGCAGTACCAGCAACAGCACCAAATACGGATGAGTATGTAGCAGTTGCTAGTTTTTTAGATGGAGCAATAGCAGATGGTAATGCAACTACCTTTAATGTAGATGACAATTCAACACCTGTAGCTACAACAGGATTTTTCTATGTAGGTGACAAAATAAGAATAGAAGATGAAATAATGGAAATAACAGCAGTAGGGGCTAATACTGGAGAGCAAGCACAGCTAACAGTTATAAGAGGTGTTGATGGATCTAGTGCAGTAGCACATGGTGATAATACAGCAATAAGACTTCCATTTTATAACATGTATCATCATTTTAATAAATACACATTAACACAAAGTGATGATTTAGGTAGATATAAAGCAACAAACCTAGCAGGGTATGGTAGAGCAAATAGTGGGCAGACTGGTATTACAATAGGCTCAGTAGCATTGCAATTTTATACACATGGAGAGTCTAGATTAGGTTTATCTGATGTAACTGCAAATTCTGAATCAGGTC